GAGGATATCATTATATTTGATAATCCATCTTATGATGATGCTCTCATAGGTGTTACAAAAGATAACAGAGCAGTGTACGATTACGATAAAATGATTGAATGGCTAGTTACAAAAGAAAACATGGACTATGAAGAAGCTGCCGATTTTGTGTGTTGGAATGACAGTTTCTATTATGGAGAGGGATATCCGCTTATAATTTTTAGCATTAACTAAATAAAATTAAACAAAATACTTGAATTAATAAGAGAAACGTGATATATTAAAGGAGAACAAAATGAACGAAGAAATTCTAAAACAATATGTTCGTCCGGTAACTGAGGAGGACAGGAAGAGATTACCTGTCTTTTCCTATAGTAAGATGGAAGTATATAAGAATTGTCCGTATCAATATAATTTGAAATATAATCAAAAGAAATTTACTGATGATACAAGTATTGCTTTGGATATTGGTGGTTTGCTACATTATGTTTTAGAACAGAAGGGCAAGACATTGGTATCGGGTCAATTAATAGATTACGACATATTAAACGGAATCATACAAAATGGTACAGTAGAAACGGATGAAAAGACAAAAGAACGATTACCAGGTATCAAAGATTTAAAGAAGAAGTATTGGGAAGTTTGGAGTACACCAGATACTGAAGGACGTACATACGACCAAAAATTAGAACTATTTAATAAAGTGCTGCATGCCGAGATGGAAGAAAACGATGGATGGACACCTTATTTATTTGAACACCCTTTTGAGTTTGTGTGGCATAATAGAGTTATTATCAAAGGATTTATTGATAGGATTGATCAAAGAGACGAAGAATTCAGAACAGTAGATTACAAGACAAGTAAAAAGACTTATGATTCAAGTAAACTTGCTACATCTTTACAGTTTGGTATTTATGCTTTGGGAATTCTTAATGAATTTGATGCATTGCCTGAAGAGAGTATTTATAGATTTATTCTTTTAGACGAAACACAGAAAGCTCTTACTAAAGGTTGGGAAAAGCGTTTAATAAAAGCATTAGATGGTATATTTGACAAAATTGATGCTGATAATGCAAGTGGTATATGGGTTCCCAAAAGCTCGCCTTTGTGTTACTATTGTAATTTCTGTAAAAACAACCCATCTGCTCATGAATTTAATAATGAATGTGAATATTATTCATTATGGAGACCAGATAATAAAACATTTGAGTGTAATCGAAAATGGAATGCATTAGAAAATGCCATAAACACAACTAAATTAAACACAAGCAATGTGAAAAGGAAATTAATTTTTTAATGGGAAGAAAAGGAAAAGATTTAATTGAAGAAAAATTCGGGAAATTAACAGTAATAAAAAGAGTACCCTCTCACGGAAGTAGTAAATGTATTTACTGGCTGTGTCACTGTGACTGCGGAAAAGATATAGAGGTAAGAGGTTCTAGTTTAACTTCTGGTCATACAACTTCTTGTGGATGTTATGTTTCTGAGAGATTGATAAAGGCCAATACCAAACATAATGGGTTTGGCACTAGGCTATATAACATTTGGCAAGGAATGAAAAGAAGATGTTACAAAAAAGATGATAAAGATTATTCCAATTACGGAGGTCGAGGGATACAAATTTGTGATGAATGGAAAGATGATTTTTCATGTTTTCAAAAATGGGCAATAAATAGCGGATACCAAGAGTATTTAACTATAGACAGAATCAATAACAATGGAAATTATGAACCATACAATTGTAGATGGGCAACAGTAAAAGAACAATCAAACAATAAAAGAAATAATCATTTAATTACCATTGCTAATCGAACCCAAACATTATCACAATGGCTTGATGAAATTGGTATCTCTAAAGACAAATATTTATGGAGAATTAACAATGGATGGAGTGAATTAGAAGCCTTGGAATATATACCAAGAAACAAAAATCATAAACAAAGAAAGGAAGTTGATATTTCAATGAAGGAGATTTTAAATGACACAAGAACAGTATAAGTTGGTAGAACCTATTTTAGATACAATTGAAAATGAAGACCTCCGAGAATTATGTATAGCAGTTCTCGAAGATTTTCCAGAATATATTTGGGAAGTTGCTGGTTCTTCTTCAGGCAAGTATCATCCGGCGCAGGATCTTGGTCAAGGTGGCTTGATGAGACATCAGATTTGTGTAGCAAGAATGTGTAATTACAAATTAGAACTGGAACAAAATCAAAACAAATTTACTTCAAGGCAGCGAGACTGTTTAAGGATTGCATGTTTAGTTCATGATGGAAGAAAATCTGGAGATGAGGATACAGGACACACAGTACATGACCATCCATGCTTAATGAGTTTAGCTATCGAATCAATGAAAGAACGCTTTCCTTTATTAGTTGATGAGATATGTGACATTGCAGAATGTGTCATTAGTCATATGGGACAGTGGAATACAAGTAAAAGGTCTGATTTAATTTTACCAAAACCTGAAACAATGATGCAAGAATTTGTACATGAATGCGATTATCTTGCTTCACGCAAAGACATTGAAATGCTCTTTGACGACTGGAAGAAACCTGAGTTACCTGACATTAATGAGTATAAATTGAATTTTGGTAAGCATAACGGAATGACATTACCTGAAGTCAAAGAAATTGATTTAGGATATATTGAATGGCTTAAAGAGAATTACGGAAGAGAACCGGTTAGGAGCTTGTTAAAACAAATATAAAGGAGACATGAGATGAGTTTTTTTGGAATACATAATCATACAGCTCAAGATAGTAATTTAAGACTTAGAGATTCAATTAATAAAATAGAAGATATGATTGACTATGCTCATGAATTGGGTCACAAAGGAATTGTGTTCACAGGGCATGAATCCATAACTTCTCATCTTGATGCTTTAAAATATTATAACAACAAAAAAGAATTAGAGGATTGGCAAGGATTTAAAGTTGCATTAGGCAATGAAATCTATTTGTGTAATGAGTCTGTTACGGCTGAAAATATTGGCCATAACAGATATCCTCATTTTATTCTTGTTGCTTTAGATGAACTTGGACATAAAGCTATTCGAGAACTAAGTACAAGAGCATGGACGCATAATGCTTTTATGCATGTAATGTACAGAGTACCTACCTATTACTCTGATTTGGAAGAAATAATGGAGCAGTATAAGGGGCATCTTGTAGGAAGTTCTGCGTGTTTGGGTGGAGCTTTACCACATAGGATTCTTGAATATTTGGCAACGAAAGATATTAGTATTTGGGATTCTTGCGTTGGTTGGATTGAGTACATGAATGAGTTATTTGGACAAGGTTACTTTTTCTTGGAGCTGCAGCCTGGTGAAACCGAAGAACAAATTTATGTAAATACATGTTTGGTAAGTTTATCAGAACAAACAGGAACTCCTTATATTATTTCAACAGATGCTCATTACCTTAAGAAAGAAGATAGAATTATTCACAAAACCTATCTCAATGCGGAAGATGGAGATCGTGAAGTAGATGATTTTTATGCGACTACTTATATTATGAGTGAAGAAGAAATTCATGAGTATATGGATAAGTATCTTAATAAGGACGTTGTTCAAAAGGGTATAGATAATACTATGTTAATCTATGACATGATTCAAGATTATCAGTTAGTCAAGGATTTGGAAATACCTTATATCCCCTTGAATACAGAAGAACCGGATAAAATTCTTTACGAGAAGTATCGTTCACACATTGAATTGTTAAACGATTTTGCTAGTTCAGAATATGATTGTGACAGACATTTGGTTCGTGAAATTATTTCATATATTGATACAGACCCATATTATCAAACAGAAGAAGCATATTATAAAATTAATGAATGTTTATCATACATTAAAGATTCTTCTGAAAAGATGAAAGTGCGTTGGTCAGCTTATTTGTTACAAGTTGCCGATTATGTGAATATAGCCTGGGAAGCTGGTTCATTGGTAGGAGCTGGTCGAGGTTCTGGTGTAGGTTTCTGTTTGTTGCATATCCTAGGCATTACTCAAATTAATCCTTTAAGAGAAAAAACACAAACATTTCCATGGCGTTTTTTGAATCCGGAACGTGCTTCTGTTTTGGATATTGATATTGATATTATGTCCAGTAAAAGAGATACTGTAATTCAAGCTTTAAAAGGCACATATGGTGAGGATAGAGTATCAAAAGTAATGACACTTTCTACTGAAAAGAGTAAGAGTGCAATCTTAACCGCAGCTCGTGGATTGGGAATTGATAATGATACAGCTTCTTATATTGCTTCGTTGGTAGTATTTGATAGAGGAAACCCACGTTCTTTAAAGCAAATGTATTATGGTGACGATGATAATTCACCGGTAGCAGAATTTGTTAGAGAGATGGATGCTAGACCAGAGTTATGGGCTACAGCTCAAAAGATTGAAGGTTTGGTATGTGGTGTTGGTTCTCATGCTGGTGGTGTTATTATTGTAGATAAGCCGTTTACAGATTCTACAGCTTTAATGAGAACTAAATCTGGAGATGTGATTACACAGTTTGACCTGCATATGTGTGAGGATTGTTCGTTAATTAAAATCGACTTACTGTGTATTGATGCATTAGATAAGATATATACAACATTGATGTTGTTATTAAAAGATAAAGTAATAGAGTGGCAAGGTTCTTTGAAAAAAACATATGATAAATATCTTGGAGTGTATACTTTAGAACGTGATTCAGAAAAAATGTGGCAGATGTTATGGGATCATAAAGTACTCTCTTTCTTTCAGATGGAAAAAGAATCGGGAAAACAAGCTATTGCATTATCAAAACCTCATTCTGTGGATGATTTAGCTGCATTAAACTCGGTTATGAGACTTATGGCACAAGAAAAAGGTGGGGAAGCACCTTTACAAAAATATGCTCGTTTTAAAAATGATATCAACCAATGGTATGAAGAAATGACATCCATGGGATTAACAGTAGAAGAGCAAGATATTTTGAAGGAAATTTTAGGTACATCTTATGGAATTTGTGAGGCACAAGAACTATTGTTTTTGTTAGTAATGCATCCTAAAATCGGAGGTTTTTCATTAGCATGGGCAGACAAACTTAGAAAATCAGTAGCTAAAAAGAATCCAAAGGATTTTGATAAATTGCAAGAAGAATATCTTCAAAACGCAATAGAAAAGCAACTTTCAAATAAGTTGGTACAGTATGTGTGGTTTGTGTTAATTTTCATGCAGCGTGGATATGGTTTTAATAAGAGCCATACGCTCGCATATAGTATCATTGGTTTGCAAGAGTTAAATCTTTGCTATAAATATAATCCTATATATTGGAATACAGCAAATCTGATTGTCGATTCCGGCTCTTTGGACGAAGAATCAAATGACTCAACTAACTATGGAAAGATGGCAGTTGCAATTGCTTCTGTACAAAAAGAAGGTGTAAGTGTAAATCTTCCAGTTGTGAACGAAGCTGATTTTGGGTTCAAGCCTGACACAGAAAACGATAGAATTATTTTTGGTTTAAAGGGTATTAATGGTATAAATACTGATATGTCTCAGGCTATTATTCAGAATCGCCCATACACTTCTATGGAAGATTTTGCAGAAAAAATGTTTGCTAAAGAGATTCTACAAGGAACAGATCCTTTAACTGGACTAAATATTATAGAAAAAATTCCGGCGGTAATTACCAATTCTAAAATGATACAGCTTATTAAAGGTGGCTGCTTCACGGAACTCCATAACCCAGACCGTAGAGTAACAATGGAATGGTACTTACGAAATTATGTATTTAAACCATGCGATGGCTTAACAATGCAGCAATTCAATAAAATGAAAGAGCTTGATTTTATTCCTGAGAGTATGGATTTACCTCTTCGTATGATTAACTTTAAAAATTACGTGTTGGATGATGAAGGATTATATGAAAGGCACATTGAAGAAGGTAAGAAGATTCCAAAGAGAGGATATCATGACGGATATTATCTCTTAGATAATAATTCACAACCTTTCTTTAAACAGCACTTTACAGAAGATAGTGTAGTAGGCATCAAGGGCGAATATTACATCGTGTCAGAGAAGAAGTTTACCAAAGAAGCTGATACACACATTCAACCCTTAAAAGATTGGATGGCATTGCCAGAAACACTGGAAGCATATAATGAAAGACTGTTTCAAGAGCTTTGGAATAAACATGCAGATGGTTCTGTTCCTCATTGGAATATGGAAGCACTTTGTTATTACGATGGAGAGCATGAATTGGAACATGTTGATGAAAAACTATATGGAATAGTGAACTTCTTTGATTTGCCGGAAGAACCGGAACCATATGAATGGTATACCAGATATATTAATGGAGAGCCTAAAGCGATTCCGAAGTATAAGATTTCAAGAATTGCTGGAACGGTGCTTAATGCGGATAATAATCATCATCTTGTTACAATTCTTACAAAGCACGGAAGTGTAAATGTAAAGATGAATAAAGGACACTACGCTTTTTATAATAAGACTATCTCAGAAGTTGGAGAAGACGGTAAAAAGAAAAGACTTGAAGAGAGTTGGTTAAAGCGTGGTAATCTTATTACTTGTCAAGGTATAAGACGAGGCGATCAGTTTGTGCCTATGATATATAATGATACGATTTATAAGCATACAGTTAACTTAATCAAGGAAGTATATGAAGATGGTACATTATTAATGCAGACGGAAAGAACGTATGTTGATAATTAAACAAAATTAAATTGAGGAAATAAAATGGCAGAAAAAGATATAATTAAAGTAACAGTAGCGGTAGAACGTATCCGCTTTTATAAAAACGAATGGGGCATTATTGAATGTAGTATTGACCCTAAAAGAATAAAAGAAGGTACACCAAAACTTGACAGAAATGGCATAGCTATCTTTAAAGGAGTTATGCCACAACTTCAAGAAAAAAATCTATACAACATAACTGCCGAATATACAGAAGATCCAAAGTACGGTGGACAGTATAATATATTGTCCATCTTTACTGCTTTGGATTTTGGAACTGGTGATCCTGAAGGTCAAAAGAAATTTCTTTCTTCTATATATACACCTTTGCAAGTTACGAATATGTATGAGGCATTGGATAATCCATTTAAAGCTTTAAAGGATAAAGATGTAGCTTCTCTTATTAAAATTAAAGGTTGTGGCATGGATACAGCAGACAGATGGATTCGTAAATTTGAACAACATATTGGAGAAGCCAAGATTTACACAGAATTGGAAGATTATAATCTTACCACTAATATGATTAAGAAATTAATGGATAGATACGCTTCTCCAGAGTTGGTTATTGAAAAGGTAAAGAATAATCCTTATGTGCTTTGTAATGAAGTAAAAGGTATTGGTTGGAAGACTGCTGATAAGATAGCGTTAGAAGGTGGAATAGGAGAATTTTCTACAAAACGAATTGCGGCATATATTGTTCATTATCTTGATGAAGCAGGTGAAAACGGTTGTTCATGGATTACGCCTGACGAGTTAATGGGAGCTATTCTTGAAGGCATAGGAGAAGAAGTTCCCGATGCGAATGTTACAGAAGCGATTCATGAACTCGGTGAAGAGTTATGGTGGAATGATGATAAGAGTAAGATTGGACTTAGACGATATTTTAATATTGAACATAAAATAGCAGAGGAGCTACTTCGAATCCGTGATGCTGAAAGTAAAATTTCTTATATAGATTGGGAAGATACGATTAAGCATTTAGAGCATAAGCAAGGTTGGGAGTACACCGATGAACAAAAGAATGGTGTTAAGACAGTATTAGATAATAATATCACAGTTGTTCAAGGACTCGCAGGAACCGGTAAATCTACTTTAGTATCTGCTATGATTGAAGTTCTTCGCAGCTACAGTTATGTACAATGTGCCTTGAGTGGCCGAGCTAGTTCCAGAATGTCAGAGATTACAGGGCAAGAAGGTTTTACAATACATAGGTTGCTAGGTTATCCTCAAGGAGATAAACAAGGATTTAAGTTCCATGACGAGAATCCTTTGCCTTATGATATTTATATATTAGACGAGATTTCAATGGTAGATGCTTACTTATTTTATTACCTATTGAGAGCGATTCCGGATGGAGCGAAACTAGTTTGTCTTGGAGATCCAGGTCAGCTTGAAAGTATTGGTTGCGGTAATATTGCTCATGACATGATAAATAGCGAAGAAATTCCTACAGTAACATTAACCAAGATTCATAGACAAGCTGCTAAATCAGCTATTATTACAGAGAGTATTAAAATTAGAAACGGTCAGCAGATTATCAATAAAGATTGGGTTGGTACAGAAACTAGAGGAGAGCTTCAAGACTTGCATATAGATTGTTTCTCGGACAAGACCAATACTTATTATAAAGTTATCCAGGCTTTTTCTTCTACTATGGCACAAGATGATTTTAATATTATGGAAACTCAGATTATAGTGCCTATTAAAAATAATGGAGCTGCTTGCACTTATGAGTTAAATAACTCGGTGCAAGAATTATATAATCCTGAAGATAGACACAAAAAAGAACATAATGGTTTTTCAAATGGTAAATCTTATATTCTAAGAGAAGGTGACAAAGTTATGAACGTGGTAAATAACTATAAAACCTCTCCACCTATTTACAATGGAAACATAGGTATCATTAGAAGTATATATTATGATGAGATTTTAGATGAAGAAATAATGCTTATTGATTTTAAAGGAATAGGTGAAGTAAAAGTGCCGAGAGAAGCATGGAATAATATTGAACTTGGATATGCAATTACGGTACATAAATCCCAAGGCGATCAAGCTAATCATGTGATTTTTGGTATAGACTTTACATCATATTCATTACTTTCTCGTGAAATGATTTATACCGGTATTACTCGTGCAAAGAAGAAATGCGACCTTATAGCACAGACAGGAGCGTTACGCATGGCAATTAGCAAAGAAGGAGTAAGTAAGAAACAAACGCATTTACAGCAATGTTTATATGATGTAGCGCATCCAAAATTAATTTTTTAAATCCTACTGAATAAAATTAAACAAACCTATTGACATTTGTAAAAAACAGTGTTATATTGACTATACTAAACAAAATTAAACAAACGAGAGGTATAAGTAATGTTATGTCCTAAATGTAATAAGCCAATGAAAAATACAATGCACTTCGAACAAGGAAGGCAATATCAATATAATAGATGCCCCAGTTGTTTGGAAAGAACAAAGAACAAGCGTATACATTTTGAAGATATCTTAAAAGACGAGATATCTAATAATAGTTCTGGAACTAAATAAAATTAAATAGAAAGGACAAGTGACTAATGATGAAGAAAGTATTATGTATACTTGCAATCTTGCTATCTATGTTATTAAGTGTAATATCAGTAAATGACAAAGAACAAGCAGAACCAATAGAACAAGAAGTCATCTATGTAAAAACAGAAAAGATAGAACCAGTAAAGCAAAATGAGAAACCAAAAGTAGAAGAAGTTAAAGAGATTACAAAGACAACTGAAGAGATTAAATTAGAAGAATTCAATTCTAAACTAGATAAAATTAAACATCTTAAAGAAGAAAATAAAGAGGAATGGTTTATAGCTTATAAAGATTTAACCTATGAATATGTAGAATGGATTGAACAATCAGAAACGGTTTTTGATGCATTTACAGAAGACGAAGTTAGGTTAATTTGTAGAGTGGTTGAGACCGAGACATATGACCAAGATTTTGATTCAAAAGTGAACGTTGCTAATGTGGTTTTCAATAGACTAGACGATGGCAGATTTGGTGACACCATTACAGAGATTATTACAGCTCCAAAACAGTTTTGTTATGGGAGAAAAAATATAACAGAGAGTACTATTTGGGCAGTGATGTATGCATATGAAATGGAAGACACAACGCAAGGAGCTTTATACTTCCATTCTTTTGAAGAAGCCACACAGACTTTTAATAGGGCAAGTTATTTATTTAGCGATAAGGCTATTCATCACTTTTACGGTTTTAAGGAGGAATAACAAATGAGTTTTTTAACAGGGTTAGCGGCAGGATTTTTAATTGGTGTATTAATATCACTCGTATTCTTGCGTTTCATTATGCGTAGCGGAGGTCGCAACAAGGAATATGATGCATATATGCAAGGATATTGTGAAGGACTTAAAAGAGCTGATAAAGATAAAGAAAAGGAAGTGGCGTAACATATGAATTATACAGAAATGATTTCAGATGTAGAAGTATATGGACTAGAACAAAGTGTTAAAGCAAGTAAATACCCAATGTGTGTTGATACATTTAAAGTAACTAATGAAATTGTAGACAGAACAATTAAGTTGGCTAGTGCTCCAAAGGGTAGTGGTCATGACAATTTCCTTAAAGGAATTATTGTTCAATTTGATTTAGCAATGACAGTAAAGATGAGTGTGGAAGAAGAAAGATATCACTTTATTGATTTTGTTTCAAGTCAGTCAACAATGCACAAAATTACACAATTTGATTTAGATAAAGCATATATCAAGTATGTTGATAAACGTATGATTGAGATTATGAAAGAAAAAGTTTCTGAGTATAACGAATTAACTGATAAAACATCTGAAGATGCTAAAGAAAAATATCTTGAAATTCTTTACTCTAATCCATGTGGATTTAGATTAACTTCAAGAATGACAACAAATTATCAACAGTTAAAAACAATATACTCTCAAAGAAAAACTCATAGATTGCCAGAATGGAGAGCATTTTGTGATTGGATAGAAACTTTACCTTATGCGAAAGAATTCATTATAGGAGGTTAAATAATGCTTTTATATTTCGAAGATAGTAAAGGACGCAGACGTTTAATATCAAACCCAACTACAGTAAGTGATATGTGGAAAGATATTAATAATTTTCTAGATGAACATAATTATAAATCAAAATATTCCAGAATTAATTTTGGTGAAACTGAATGGGTAATAGACGTAGGAAGTCATAGTGAGTTCTTTATAATAAAGGATTTTGATGAAGAAGATTTGAATGAAATTAAAGGAGGATATAATCAATGAGTTTTGATACAGTAAATAATCCAAAACATTATACAGACAGTTCTATTGAATGTATTGATGCAATGGAAGCTGCTTATGGTGTAGAAGCAGTAAAACATTTTTGCATCTGTAATGCTTTTAAATATCAATGGAGATTTGAGAAGAAGAATGGAGTAGAGGATCTTAAAAAGTCTCAGTGGTATCAGAATAAATACATAGAATTGTGCAATAGAGAAAAATAAGAATTTAAAGGAGATAGAAAATGTTCAAAGTTAAATTAGATATTGATAATATTAAATATTTTCTTGTTGAGGTCACCAAGCTTGATAGTGATGTATCGCTTGTATCCGGTAGGTATAAGATAGATGCTAAAAGTATTATGGGTATTTTTAGTCTTGATTTATCAAAACCTGTAGATGTTGTATTCGAAGAAGATGCAATAGAAGGTGAATATGAAGCTTTATACGACAAGTTAAAAGAACTAAAGATTGTAGCTGAATAGATTGGAGTGAGTGGTTTGAAAGTTATAAAGAAAGACAGAACATTAGAACAATATAATGAACAAAAGATAATTAATGCATGTGGTTTAGCTGCACAGAGAGCATTATATGATTTGAATGACAATGATTATGCAAATATTTGTAAACACGTTTTCGAAAGAATCAATGAAGAAGATTATTATAATGAAGATCTTGATGACGAATTAGTGCCAGTTGAAGATATGCATTCTATTGTAGAGAATGTTCTAATGGAACTTTTTCCACAAGTTGGTGAAAGATATATTCAATATAGAAACTATAAACAAGATTTTGTGAAAATGCTTGATACTGTTTATACCAAGGAGCAAGAACAAAGATATATTGGCGATGTAAGTAATGCAAATACTGATAGCACAATGGTTAGTACCCAGAGAAGTTTATCATATGGATTACTTAGTAAAGAATTATATAAGCATTTCTTTTTAACGAAAGATGAGCTTCAAGCAAGTAATGATGGATATATTTATATTCATGATATGAAAGATAGACGTGATGCTATCAACTGTTGCTTGTTTAATATGTCAAATGTAATCAAAGATGGATTTGAAATGGGCAATATTTGGTACAACGAACCTAACACTCTTGATACTGCATTTGATGTTATTGGAGATGTAACTTTTGGAGCATCTGCACAGCAGTATGGTGGCTTTACTATCCCTCAAGTAGATAAGATTCTTGCTCCTTATGCAGAGAAGAGTTATCAGAAGTACAAAGAAGAATATTTGAATATAGCATCTGAATTAACTAATGATAAATTTACAAAAGATGATTATGTTCACATAGATTGGGAATATATTTCTGATAATTTGGCAAATGCTTATGCGACAGAAAAAGTTCGCAGAGAGTTTGAACAAGGATTTCAGGGATGGGAGTATAAGTTTAATACCGTAGCTTCTAGTCGTGGCGATTAT